TACCTGACTACGATGCTCTATGGCCAGCTCGGTCTAACGGAAGAGGTTATGAACGGTACGGCTGACGAAAAGGCCATGCTGAACTACATCAACCGTACGATTGAACCGATTCTTGCGGCGATCGTTGAGGCTATGCGCAGGAGCTTTCTGACAAAGACCGCTCGTTCGCAGAACCAGACGATCATGTGCTTCCGCGATCCGTTCAAGTTGGTCCCCATCAACGACATCGCCAACATCGCTGACAAGTTCACTCGTAATGAGATTCTGTCGTCCAACGAACTTCGCGCGGTCATTGGGATTCCGCCCTCAAAGGATCCCAAAGCAGACCAACTGGTCAACAGTAATATGCCGCAATCAGTGACGGGAAGCGCGCCTCCTGACGAGATAGAAGACGAGCAACTTACGCTCGATGAAAAGGTTGCTGCGCTTACTCTCGAATACTCAAACGGCACCAATGGTCATGGCTGAAAAGCCGAAGCCCAACATGAAAGGGAGTGTCAAAATGGGAGGAATTCCCATGCTGGACTTCGGCGACGACGCCTTGAAGGACAGCCTGATGCACAGTGACAAGAAGAAGCCTGACTTCGGTGGCTACGCTACGAAGGCCGGGCTCAAGTGTTCGGACGGTCGGACGATCTTGCCTGATGCCTTTAAGCATCAGGACAAGCTGGTCGTTCCGCTGGTCTGGCAGCATGGGCACCACGACCCAGGAAACGTTCTCGGTCACGCTGTGTTGGAGAACCGGGCCGACGGTGTCTACACCTACGGCTACTTCAACGACACCGCACAGGCCCTGAACGCGAGGACGCTTGTCAAGCACAAGGACATCGTCTCACTGTCGATCTTCGCGAATCAGTTGGTTGAGAAGGCCCAGAACGTCCTACACGGATTCATTCGTGAGGTCAGTCTAGTTCTGTCAGGCGCCAACCCTGGTGCGCTGATCGACAATGTCGAACTCGCCCACGGCAATGGCGATCTCGTCACGCTGGACGACGAGGCAGTCATCTACACCGGTCTGGAGCTTGAGCACGAGGCGAAGGCCGAGGTGAAGAAGGAAGAGACGAAGGACGAGGAGAAGGATGAGGAGAAGGACGATCCGACGGTTCAGGACGTCTACGACTCGATGACCCCCGAGCAGAAGGAAGTCGTCCACTACATGGTGGGGGCTGCGCTCAAGGGGGAGCCCGAGAAGAAGGACGAGGCATCGCATTCCGGCGACGAGTCGGATCGCTCCAAGGACAACAACGAAGAGAAAGGTCGCCGGATGTCACGAAACGTGTTCGAGCAGGAGGCAGGAAAGAAGGAGCTGAAGCACCAGGAGCTCTCCCACGACGCAATCAAGGGGATCGTCGCAGACGCTGTCCGCGGTGGGTCGCTGAAGGAAGCCGTCCAGGACTACGCTCTGCAGCACGGCATCGAGAACATCGACGTCCTGTTCCCGGACGCGAAGGCGCTCACTAACACCCCCGACTGGGACAAGCGGCGCACCGAGTGGGTCTCCGGCGTCATCAATGGCACGAAGCACTCGCCGTTCTCCCGTATCAAGTCGCTGGTCGCGGACTTGAACTTCGACGAGGCCCGCGCGAAGGGTTACATCAAGGGCACGCTGAAGAAGGAGGAGTTCTTCGGAATCTCCAAGCGGACCACCACCCCGTCCACGATCTACAAGAAGCAGAAGCTGGATCGCGACGACATCCTCGACATCACGGACTTCGACGTGGTCATGTGGCTCAAGGGCGAGATGCGTCTCATGCTCGACGAGGAGCTCGCGCGCGCAGTCCTGATCGGCGACGGTCGCGCAGTCGACGACGAGGACAAGATCAAGGACCCGATCGGAGCAATCGACGGGGCGGGCATTCGCTCGATCCTGAACGAGCACGACCTCTACGCGGCCACGGTGAATGTCAACATCGACGACGCCAACTCCTCGCCGGTAGAGATCGTGGATGCGATCCTGCTGAACATGAGGTTTTACAAGGGCTCGGGTTCCCCGACGTTCTTTACGACTCTCCCGATGCTGACGAAGATGCTGCTCGCCAGGGACACGCAGGGCCGGCGTCTCTACCGTACCGCATCTGATCTGGCAGCAGAGCTGACCGTCTCGAGCATCGTGACCGTCGAGGTCATGGAGGACGAAGAGGATCTCGTCGGCATCATCGTGAACCTGAACGACTACACGATCGGCGCGGACAAGGGCGGCGACATCTCGATGTTCGATGACTTCGACATCGACTACAACCAGTACAAGTACCTGATCGAGACACGCGTTTCGGGTGCCCTCACGAAGATCCGCTCAGCACTGGTCATCAAGAAGGTCATCGGCAGCGCCGTCCTCACGGATCCGGTCTCGCCGAGCTACAACGGCAACACGCGTACCATCACCCCGCCGACCACGACGGGCGTCACATACAAGCGTGCGGACACGAACGCAACGGTCACCACCGATGCGCCGATCGTGCTGGGCGCCGGCCAGTCCCTCAAGATCTACGCCGTTCCGTCGAGCGCAGGCTACTACTTCGCCGACAACGTCGAGGACGAGTGGACGTTCAAGGGCAAGGCTTAGTAAGGAGGTCGGATGGCGAAGTTCTACGGTAGGATCGGGTACGGCGAGACCGAAGAGTCCGCTCCTGGTGTGTGGGTTGACATCATTGTTGAGTTCATGTATTACGGGGACGTAGTTCGTAATACCAGGGCTCTCTCTGAAGGAGAGAACCTGAACAAGGATCTCAGCGTTGGTAATTCGATCAGTATCGTTGCCGATGCTTACGCGAGTGAGCATTTCTTTGCCATCCGTTATGTGGAGTGGGCGGGGACCCTGTGGACGGTTTCAAACGTCGACGTGCAGGTTCCCCGTCTTCTCCTACGGCTGGGGGAGGTGTATAATGGCCCTCAGGCTGGAGCTCCAGACTCTCTTTGAGTCGTTTACTGAGCACGTTTACTTTCAGCCTCCGACGAATGTAAAGCTTCAGTACCCGTGTATCATGTATGAGCGGGATTCAGCTAAGTCGGAGTTTGCTGATAATGTAAAGTACCAGTATACCAAACGGTATACGGTAACGGTCATCGATCGAAACCCAGACAGTGCCTTGCCGGACAAAGTGGCTGCTCTGCCATGGTGTACAACCAATCGGTTCTATACGGTAGACGGCCTCAACCACGATGTCTTTCAACTTTTCTTCTAGAAAGGAAACCACATGGCAGTTTTGACATGGGACGAGACAGGGAAGCGCCTGTTCGAAACGGGCGTTGATCGCGGGGTTCTTTACATCCCGAACGCCCAGGGTGAGTATGTGAACGGTTACTCTTGGAACGGTCTTACGACCGTCACTGAGTCACCCTCCGGTGCCGAGGACTCTCCGCAGTATGCGGACAACATCAAGTACTTGAACCTCCTTTCGGCCGAAGAGTTCGGCGCGACGATCGAGGCTTTCACGTACCCCGAGGAGTTCGGTCAGTGCGACGGTACCATTTCGCCCTCAGCGGGCGTTGCCCTCGGTCAGCAGTTCCGGAAGTCTTTCGGACTGGCATACCGCTCGAAGGTCGGAAACGATCTCGCTGGACCGGATCACGGCTTCAAGTTGCATCTGATCTACGGTGCCCTGGCGGCTCCGTCGGAGAAGGCGTATGCCACGATCAACGACTCACCTGAGGCGATTACCTTCAGTTGGGAAGTGACGACCAGTCCGGTCGGCGTCGTTGGCTACAAGCCAGTAGCTCAGATGGTGGTCGATTCGACCAAGGTTAGCGCGGCCGCGATGACAAACCTCCTGAACATCCTCTATGGGACCGCGGCCATCAACCCCCGGCTCCCTCTGCCGTCTGAAGTGATCGGACTCTTCGGAGGCGCAGTCACGCAGGTTCGTATGACTACCAGCGGTCCCAACGCGCCGACTTACAGCACGGCCTCGAAGGTCGTTACCCTCCCGGAAGTCACAGGCATTCAGTGGAGGATCAATGGGGTCAACAAGAACGCTGGCGCCCAGCCGGCTCTCGTCGCGGGCGAGACGTCCGTGGTGACCGCCGTCGCCAACCCCGGCTATATGATCAACGGCGAAGACACGTGGGTGTTCGACTTCTAGTCGTTCGCCTAATCGAAAGGAGAACCAGAGAATGCTCACTATTACAGTTCCGGGTGTTGAGATGTTTGACGAGGAGAGCCAAGAATTCACCACCGTCGGGGACGTAGTTCTGGAGCTCGAGCATTCTCTGGTCTCTCTGTCAAAATGGGAGTCAATTTTTGAGAAGCCCTTTCTCGAAGTTGAAGATAAGACTTCAGCCGAAGTTTTCGGCTATATCAAAGCCATGACGTTGACCCCTAAAGTTCCGGGGGAGGTTTACCAGAAACTCTCTAATGAGAATGTTTTAGCTATCAATGCCCACATCGATGCGAAGATGACAGCAACGTGGTTCAACGAGACACCTGGCGCTCCGCAAACACGCGAAGTGATTACGGCAGATCTCATCTACTATTGGATGACGGTGTTCTCGATTCCATTCGAATGCGAGACCTGGCATCTTAATCGGCTGTTCACTTTGATTCGGGTCTGCAATATCAAGCAGGCTAAACCAAAGAAGATGAGTCGAGCTGAAGTTGCCGCCAGAAATCGCGAGCTCAATGAGCAACGCAAATCGCAACTAGGATCAAAAGGATAGAGAGGAGGACTCGTTGACAACTCTTGTTTGGGACCAAATCGGGAAACGAACTTATCAGACTGGTGTTGACCATGGAGTTCTGTATCTACCCGATGGTACTTCTGCGGTTTGGAATGGGCTAACCTCTGTTGAGGAGAGGTTCACTCAAGAACGTAAGCCGTATTACCTCGATGGGGTGAAGTATCTCGAGCATCTGACCCCGGGGGATTTTGCGGCACAGCTCAAAGCTTTCACTTATCCGGAAGAATTTGAGCAGGTTACCGGTGTCCGATCTAAGGGTTCTGGGGTGTTTGTTCACGATCAGAATTCGACAAGCTTTGGGTTGTCGTACCGCACGCTGATTGGGGATGATGTTTCCGGAACAGAGCGTGGTTATAAGATTCATCTTCTGTACAACGTCACGGCTATTCCTGATAACAACGTTTATGCATCACTAAGAGCTCAGCCTATTGAATTTTCTTGGGCTTTGTCTGGAACGGCTGAGGCTGTCCCGGGGTATCGACCGACCGCTCATGTTACGCTCGATTCAACCAAGATGACTCCAGCACTACTTGCTGAGATCGAGGCTATACTTTACGGCACGGCCTTACTCCAACCAAGGTTGCCGGCGCTTCAAGAGTTGGTATCGCTCATCTACCTTGTAATCGTTGACAATGGCGATGGAACATGGACTGCGACTGGTCCTGCTCATCTCATTGTGATGGTCGACAGTACAACTTTCCAACTTCCAGAAGTGGATGCAGTGTATTTGAACCCAACCACATACGTGATCACAATCTAAGGGGGCCTAATGGCTACAGTTACAGGTCTTACGGCCGCACGAATGGCAGAAATCGAAGCAGCCTCGATCGTTAACGGTGGTGTGGTTCTCAACGATCTTATCTTTACTAAGCAAGATGGAACAACCATCAACGCTGGTAATGTTCGTGGTCCTGCTGGCGCTGCGGGAGCGACTGGGGCTGCGGGAGAGACTGGGGCTTCACCTGAAGGGGATCTTCTTCAGCCGGGCGTCGTTGCGGCTGGACATTGTGCCTTGGTGAGAGACTTATCATCTCAGGTAACGATTGCTGCTGGGGTTGTGTGGATGCTAAACACTTCCGGGCTTTTCGTTCGCGCATTGCCAGTCTCGACCGTCTTAGAGGCAATCCCAACCGCTGTGAACAAACGTCTCGACCAGGTCGTCGTGGCCTCAAACGGCGTTATCTCTAGACTGCAGGGTACGACGGACGATACAACCAACACTTTGACCAATCGCGGAGGCGCGGTTGTTGTTCCTGTTGGGTCGAGGTTGCTTCATGATCTTCTCGTGGATGTCAATGGTGTAACCGCCATCAATACTCGTGACCGACGTTCGTGGGCACGCGGGGCGTATAACCGGATCACCCGGACATTGAATGCTGCAGGAAACAGCGACTATTCACTCCCTGGTAGCACTCCCGCCGTAGTGATTGATGGAGTAAACCTAGCGATGCGGATGGAGTGCTCGGGGGTGCCTTTGCGTGTGACGCTGCGGGGTTCTTTTACTTTAACCGCTAACATCAACGTCGGCTTGACTACGTTCATCGACGGTCTGGTGCCATCCGGAGCTGTGGGCATAACTTCAGAGTACTATACCCACTTTCCGTCGGTCGGGTTTTCGTTAGGGTTCAATTACTCCTACGACTTTTTGCCTGCACCCGGTTCACGGTTGATAAAGGCCGCATATATGAGTAACGGCACATGGATCATGTATGCACGAAACGCTATGCCTATTACGTTTACGGTTGAAGAAATCGTCCGCCAGAACGCCAACAACGGCATGGCATAACCATCTGAGAAAAAGGGGGTTTGTATGAGAGTTGAATTTGCTGGTTATTCTGGACCATTGCCCCCGTTTGTTCTGAATTTGGTCAACGGTGTTCCGTTTCTCAAGGCCCAGTATCTTGCTATGGGCTATACCAACTACGACGTTATATGTATTGGCTCCGCGGGTGGTCGAGGAATTGGTATTGACGCAATCTACAATAGCAAAGGTGGCGCCGGTGGTGGGGGTGGAGTCCAGTGGGTAGAGGGTCTTCTGTCATCTCTTCCGGTATCTTCCCCAGTTGATGTTGGGGTTGCTGGCGCCGATGCTATCTCCCCCAACGGTAAATACGGTGGAGATGGAGACCGATCAAGGTTCAACACCAATACGTGCCGAGCGTCAGGCGGTAAAGGTGGGTTTCCAGGGTATGGGGTTTTCCCTTCGCCCTTCCCACATGGCGATGGGGGTGCGGGAGGCATGGGAGGCATTAGTGATGTCTCTGGTAGTGGTGCAGTGTTTGTGGGACCTCTCCCCGCGGGTATCGGAACAGGCGGAAAAGGTGGTAAGGGTGGAGTCTTTTACAACAATGCCATTACCACTCCTGCTACAGCTGGTCTTCCTGGGACATATTCGGAAACTAACGCGTCGATACCTGGGCCAGGAGAAGAAGTTTCTCTGAACGAATTCGGTCATCTGATCGTTCCTGGCGCTGGTGGAGGCGCAAAAGCAACCCCACTCAACCTAAAAAGTACTGTCTATGGCTCTAAAATTGGGGGCGCTTTAGGACACGGTGCCGTTATTCTCCGTCTCACACAGGTTTGAGTCGGGAGGCGTCATGATCAGCATTACCGAAAAAGGTTCATTCAAAAACACGGAGAAATTTCTCAACAGTCTGCTGCGCCACGAGCAGTTTACAGCTCTGGCGAAATTTGGGCCTATGGGTGTCGCGGCTCTTGCTTCCGCAACTCCGCGTGATACCAGCCTTACAGCAAACTCTTGGACATATGAGATCATTCAAAAGCGTGGGTACTACTCTATGATCTGGAGTAATACTTACATTGAGAATGGTGTACCAATTGCGGTGCTTATCCAATACGGTCACGGGACCAAGAATGGTGGATATGTCCCAGGGAGAGATTACATCAATCCCGCAATTCGTCCCATATTTGACCAAATGGCAGCCGACATGTGGAAGGTGGTGACCAGGTAATGGGTAGTATTGATAGTCGCGTTGTATCAATGAGTTTCGAGAACTCCAAGTTTGAGGCCGGGGTCGCCTCCACAATCAAGTCAATGCAAAAGCTCAACGAGAGCTTGAAGCTTTCTGGCGCCACAAAAGGTCTTCGAGACGTCGAAGCCGCCTCAGGTAACGTCCGTTTCTCTGGGCTTAGGTCGATGCTCGATACCCTCAAGACGAAGCTGGGTTTTCCCGGATCCGCCAAAGGCTTCACTGATATTGAAGCAGCCTCAGGTACCGTTCGTTTCGCCGGCCTTCGGGCAGGTCTCGAGACGCTCAAAGAAAAGCTAGGCTTCGCCGGATCTAGCAAAGGCTTCACCGACATCGAGGCCGCTTCAGGCAACGTCCGTTTTGCCGGACTCAGGTCGATGCTCGAAACAGTCAAGACGAAGCTGGGCTTCCCTGGATCTAGCAAAGGCTTTACCGACATCGAGTCAGCCTCAGGTAACGTTCGTTTTTCCGGACTCAGAGCGGGTCTTGAGACGGTCAAGGAAAAACTAAGGCTTACCGGAGCCACCAAGGGCTTCGAAAACGTTCAGCAGGCCGAGCGTAACGTCAAGTTTACTAGCATCGGACAGGCCGCTGATGGCGTTGGGTCTCGAATCTCAGCTATGTCGGTTGTTGCGGTTACTGCACTCGGTACCATCGTGCACAAAGCGGTTGCTGCTGGCAGCCAGATGGCTAAAGCCCTAACTATCAATCCGATCTCAACTGGTTTGAAAGAGTACGAGACCAACCTCAACTCGATCCAGACCATTCTGGCAAACACCAAGGCTTCTGGCGCAACGCTCGGCGATGTCAACAGAGCGCTCAAAGAGCTGAACGCATACTCCGACAAGACAATCTACAACTTCTCCGAGATGGCGAAGAATATCGGTACCTTCACGGCTGCCGGTGTAGATCTGAAAACGTCGACCGAGTCGATCAAGGGTATCGCAAACCTGGCTGCCATGTCAGGTTCAAACTCTCAGCAAGCTTCGACCGCGATGTATCAGCTGTCACAGGCAATCGCATCGGGTCGCGTCAGTCTGCAGGACTGGAACTCAGTTGTCAACGCCGGTATGGGTGGTAGTACATTCCAGCGGGCATTGGCGACGACTGCTGAGTCAATGGGAACGCTTGACAAGGGCAGCGTAAAGCTTACCGGGTCAATGAAGAATGTCTCCATTTCTGGCCAGTCGTTCAGAGAATCAATCTCCGCTGGACCTGGGAAAGATTCGTGGCTGACCTCAGAAGTTCTAACGAATACGCTCAAGCAGTTCACGGGCGATCTGAAAGACTCTGAGCTTGCGGCCATGGGGTTCAACGCTGCGCAGATCAAGTCGATCCAAGCAACGGCTAAAACCGCCATGCTGGCGGCTACTGAGGTCAAGACACTCTCCGGCGTCTTCGACGTAGCTAAAGAAACAGCTGGGTCGGGCTGGGCAGCAACCTTTGAGATACTCTTCGGCGACTTCAAAGAAGCCAAGACTCTCTTCACCGGGCTTTCGCAGACCATCAGCGGTTTTATCGCTGATTCAGCCAATGCACGGAACAAGGTTCTTGGTGACTGGAAGGAGCTTGGTGGTCGAACTCTCGCAATCGAAAGCATCAAAAATGTCTTTCAGGCTCTTTCGTCGGTAGTCAAGCCGATAAAGGAAGCCTTCCGAGAAATCTTTCCGGCCAAAACTGGGAAAGACCTGTACGATCTGACAGCAAAATTTGAGCGTTTCACTGAGAAGCTTAAGATAGGGCCTGCGACAGCTGAGAACCTTAAACGTACGTTCGCCGGATTCTTTGCTGTTGTTCATATCGGTACAACCATAATTGGAAAAATCATCGGGATGTTTGGAAAGCTCTTAGGCGCATCTTCGTCTGGCGCCGGCGGCATTCTGAATTTTACAGGAGGCATTGGTGATTTTCTTGTCGCGCTAGACAAGGCGATTACGGGAGGCAAAGGGCTCTCTAACTTCTTTGACGGGATTGGTGCAATTCTCGCTCTGCCGCTCAAGCTTCTTGGTGGTGTTGCGGAGGCTATTGGGGGTCTGTTCGGGGGGTTCGATGCAGGCAAAGCCGGTGGCGTTGGGTCGTCTGTGAAGGGTCTTTCGGGTGCACTTAGACCTCTGAGAGGAGCCCTTGACGCTGCGAAGGGTGCTTGGTCCGGGTTTGTCGAGAGTTTCAAAAAGGCAGCATCGTTTTTGAAGCCAGTAATCGACGAGATCGGGGATCTGTTCGGCAACCTCGGAGATGTTATCGGAGATGCAATAGCGAAGTCTGACTTCAGCCAAGTCTTCCAGATCCTTCAGACCACACTCATCGGTGGAATTTTCCTCGCCATCAGGAAAGCACTCGGCGGAGGGCTCAAGCTGGACTTCGGTGGCGGCGCTCTGGACGGACTTAAGACAGTGTTCAGTACTTTGAACAAGTCTCTGGTTCAGTTGCAGACTAGTGTCAAGGCAGGTACACTTCTCAAGATTGCCATATCAATAGCGGCTCTGGCCGTAGCGGTTAAGGTAATGGCGAGCATCAATCCGGGGGATCTTGCCAAGGCACTGACAGGTATCGGAGTCGGCCTAGGACAGCTTCTTGGGGTAATGGCACTTCTCGGCAAGATAGGTGGATCTACGGGATTCCTCACGCTGCCTTTCCTTTCGGCCTCCATGATTCTTCTTTCTGTGGCAGTTAACGCGCTTGCTCTTGCCGTATTTGCATTCTCGAGGCTTAGCTGGAATGAGTTGGCCAAGGGTCTGGCTGGTGTTGGCGGTTCGCTGGTAGCAGTTGCTGCAGGAGTAAAACTTATTCCCCCGTCAATAGTGTTGGTTGGGCCTGCTCTAATTCCTTTGGCCATCGCACTTAACCTGATTGCCGTTGCTGTCAGGATGTTTGGCAGCATGGATTTGCTGGACCTCGCTAAGGGTCTGGCTGCTATTGGTCTATCGCTAAAGGCAATTTCGATATCAATGAAGTTGATGCCGCCCACGATGTTGCTGACTGCTGCTGGTTTGGTCGCTGTAGGCGCTGCGCTTAACTTGATTGCTATGTCTGTCTTGGCTTTTGGTAGTCTGAGCTTGATGTCGATAGGTAAGGGCTTGCTTGGTATTGGTGGTTCGTTGACAGCTATTGGGCTGGCTCTCAAGCTCTTTCCGCCGTCACTCGCCCTCCAGGCTGCAGGACTAGTTCTGGTTGGTATTGCTCTGACTGGAATTGCTGGAGCTCTGGGACTCATGGGTAAGATGTCCATACAGACGATTGTTAAGGGACTGGCAGCCATCGGCGCTTCGCTCGTGGTTCTTGGTTATGGATTGAAATTCATGTCAGGGACATTCCTCGGTTCGGCCGCTCTTCTGGCAGCGGCTACGGCTCTAGCCATTCTCGTTCCTGTGATAGGCATTCTCGGGACCATGAGATGGAGCACCATCTTCAAGGGTTTGGCTGCTATTGGTGGCGCGCTTATTGTTATAGGTGCCGCTGGTACTATAGCTGCCCCGGGGTTGACCGCTCTGGGTATTGCGATGATTCCTCTTGGTATTGGCGTTGTAGCAGTCGGTGCGGGCGTATATCTGCTTGCTAAAGCGCTCGTTCTCTTAGGGTCAGGTGGCGCTAAGGGTATTGCTGTACTGATTGCGTCTCTTACGGCCATGGTCGCAATCCTACCCAAGATTGTTATTGATTTCATAAAGGGTCTCGTTCAGATTGGTGTAGCAATTGTTGATCTTGCGCCACAAATTGTGGCGGCTATGGTCAAGATTCTTACTTTGCTTCTGGACGTGGTTATTAAGACGGCGCCCAAGATGGCCCAAGCGTTTCTCGCGCTTATCATGGCTGGTATTCGGGTTATACTAATCGCTCTCCCAGCATTGTTGTCAGCTGGCTTCTCAATGTTGAATGCTCTCCTACGGGGTATTGCCGATAACATCGGTATGGTTACCACACGCGTTGGGGAGATCATTGTTAGATTCCTGACAGCGCTGGGTTCGCAACTTCCGAGGCTTATTCCGGCTGGACTCTCAGTTCTGGTCAAGCTTCTGGAGGGAGTAGCCAACGGAATGCCAAGGGTCGTAGCTGCGGGCGCAACGCTCATTGCGAAGTTCTTGAACGGCGTTGCCAACAACATCGGCAAGGTTGTTTCTGCGGCAGCAAACCTCATTGTTAAGTTCGTGAACTCCATTGCTGGCAATCTCGGCGACGTTATTTCTGCTGGTGCGAACGTTATTGTTAAGTTCCTGAAGGGCATTGGGAATAATATAGGAAAGGTAACCAGGGCCGCCGCCGACATGATCGGTGATTTCATTGAGGCAGCTGCGGATGCCATGATCCGTTTAGCAAACAGGATCGCCAAAATCGTCGTCAACTTCCTTAATGGTTTGGCTAGTGCAATTCGGACTAATGGTCCTGAGCTGCGAAAGGCTGGTGGAAATCTCATTGACGCAATCGTCGATGGCGGTCTCGCTGCGATTTCTGCTACAGGTGGTAAGATCATCAGCGGTATTGTGGGTATATTCAAGGGCGCGATCCGTGCTGCTAAAAGAGCAATCCGAGGAAAGTCGCCGTCTCGAGTGTTCATGCAGATCGGTAAGGACATGATAGATGGTACAGTCATCGGGATTGACGGACAGGCTTCGGCAGCTTACAGGTCGGTTGATTCAGCAACTAACGGCATGATCGACGCTATGGTCAAAAGACTTAGTGTTGTGCCTGATGCTATAGACGGTCTGATAGATCTGGATCCGGTAATCACTCCGGTACTGGATTTGACGAACGCCGAGGTAGGAGCAAAGCAGTTGGCCGATTTGACTAACGTCACTCCGATCACTACTGCCGCTTCTTATGATCAGGCAGCCGCTATCTCCGCAGCACAAGAGGCGTCTCAGACGTCTACGGACGACGATAGTGATCCAAAGAGTCTCGTGGGAGTTAAGTTCGAACAGAACAACTACTCACCCGAATCGTTGTCCGCCACAGAGGTGTACCGTCAAACGAAGAATCAGTTGGCGCAGGCTAAGGATGTTATTGGTCTTGTGTCATAGTTCATATCCGGGTCCTGTGGGTGTTACAAATCCCCGGGGCCCGGTTAACGTTCTATGAGAAAGGAGGTCTACAGTGTTGACTAAGATGGAAGTATACAGCCCGCGTACGTCCGCTCCAATACTTCCTTTGAGTGGGGGCGGGCCAAGTACAGATCCTATTGATATTCGAAACATCGAAGGGTTGGGACCTGTAAAAGCAAGTGTCAACACAAGCCCTTTTGGATCTATCGACGGTGAGTCCTATTCGGGTAGCTCAATTGGGAAGAGAAACATCGTCATGACGTTGGGCTTTAATCCGGACTGGAAGGATCAGTCTATGTCGAGTCTTCGTCAACGTCTCTACGCATATTTCATGTCGGGGGAGGCGATTACGCTTCGGTTTTTCAGTGACGTAATGCCGGACGTTCATATCCGCGGGTATGTTGAGAGTGTTGAACCCAACATGTTCAGTAGAGACCCCGAGGTCCAGGTATCAATCATCTGTCCGTTGCCCGAGTTCATTGCTATCGAGCCCACAACCGTAACCGATATTGTGGGTGACGGGACAACTTCAAAGGTGGTCAACTATCTTGGGAGCATCCCAACGGGATTCAAGCTGAGAGTCGAGTCAAGTCCAGCTCGGCCTGCGTACACCGGGAGATTTACCATTGTGAACAATACGCCGTTTTCTCAGATCTTTTCGGCTGAGGCCACGGTAGATGCTGCACAGCACTTCGAGATGAGTTCGGTCCAAGGGCTGAAGTATGTACGAAACGTCGTCACCCTAGGAGGCGTTATCAAGAACCTTCTTAGCACTATCGAGCTAGAAGCGGTATGGCCTCGTCTTGAACCTGGCACAAACGAGTTCTCTGTACAGGCCGTAAGTCTTGGCCAGAAGTGGACGCTCACCTATTTCAATCGGTTCGGCGGTCTCT